GTTAAAGCTGCTAACTGAGTAGCTGCTCCAGACTGCATATCTTTAAGAGTTGCAATATCAGCATCTAGATCAACTCTTATCTGACCTGTGCCAGGATTGTTATCAACAATAGTTACACCGTCACCTCCTGAAACATCAGTAGTTAAGGCTGTATCTATCTTGGCATCAACTCTGCCATCAATAGCTCCTGTTGTCGCGATACGTGTATTATCGCTTTGCCAAGTTTCAGTACTATTAATTGTTTCGTCACCATCTTGCCAAGCTGTTGCAGCATCACGCTTCGCTTCTTGTGTAACGTATAAGTTTTGATTGAAGTTATCGTTTAAATCTTGTGACTTGATAGCCGATCCAGCATAAAACGTAGCTGATAAGTTATCAACATTAGTATCACGATAAATTCTAATTGCTGCTCCGCTGGCGGGTACATGGCCTGTATTAAATTGTACGGTTGTAGGAGTACCACTAGGGATAGTGAACTCCGTTGTATCCGTGCCATTAACGCTAATCTTAACGTCAGTGGTCTTCAAATATTCAAATGGAAATGTGTACGTGGTTGCTCCCGTACTTGTTAAGTTTCTTTCTGTAGTCGCCATTGCGTTTATACATGATTATTTTCGGTGGAAATTAAGGAATTCTCCAGCTTCAGGAATTCTGTTTTGCTTGACTAAACTATCTACTACTTGTTGATTAATAGCACTCTGATTAAGTTGTGGACTTTCTGACATCAATCGAGCTTCAGCTACTTCCTTAGCATTCTTTAGTAACGCCGCTAACGTTCTATAAGTTTCAGTAAGTTCAGCTTTAACTCTTATATCGTCATATGTTAGACCACTTCTTCTAAATGCTCGTAGTTGCTCCATCTCTTTTGCAAAGTATGGATTCTTGCTCATCTTTTCTACTTCTTTCCAAAGCTGTTGTTCACCTATATATCTACCTATCTTCTCTCTTTCAGCAGCTGTATATTGTCTTCTTCCTGATGATGTGGATTTAATTACACCAAGACCATCAAACCCAGTATCAATTAGCCACTTCCTCCAAGGCTCTTCACCTTGACTTACTTTAATAGGACTAATTGCATTAAGTGTTCTAAGTAGTGGGTTATCTATATCGTTAATAGGTTGTCCCGTCCAGTAGTCTATCCTTTCAGATAATGCAAGGTTGGCTACAGGAAGTCTATTAGTTACATACCCAGTTAGATCTTTATAAATATCTTTCTGTGATGTAGAAATAGCATTACTTACTACACCTAAAGCACCTGACATAGGAATAGCACCTCTAACAATGTTTGCTGTAATCCTTTGGAATGCAGCTTCATCACCAGCCATCGCTGCCTGGAACGGTTCTAAACCATATAAAGGTGTGTTGTTTAAATATGTCGCACTTAATGACCAAGTAAGTTTATCAATGAAATCATGAGTTAATTCTGAACCTAGATCATTCTGGTAATACGCTAAATCTCCAATAAGAGTCAATACTGTATCTACCATTGGTATCCCGTCGAAGTTAACCCAATTACCTCCTATCTTGATAGTTTTAGGTCTCCATCCTTTGTCTCTTAACTTCTGTCTTTCTGAACCATTAACAGGACCATTACCTCTTATATTACCGCCCATAGCAAAGTTATATAAGGTGATAGCTGTCATACCTGATAAAGCTAATCTTCCACGGTATTCATTTTTTAGATTCTGGTAATACTGCATGAAATTAGGAACTTTATCAAAATCCTCAACTCCATGCTCTTTAAGTGCTAGCTTGATTTTTGTAATATCATCTCCAGCTGTAAGAATCTTTGAATACTTATTTAGTCCAGGTATTAAAGTTAGTGGAGTGTAGGACATACTCATCTTAAAGAAATTAACTCCTGTCCTTGGGAACATGAAAAAGTTCTTTAATGCTGGTACTGCTGTAGTTCCTGTATTGATCCAGGTAGAAACTCCATCCTTTAGGTTTAAAGCAATTTCACCTGATTGATTCTTAGCAAATTCGTTAGTTACTAAACCTTGATTATCCTTCATAGCTTTAAAGTTTGCTATCTCAGCCCTTTTAAGCTCACCATTTAACGTATCTCCAACAACTGAAAAACCACCTTTTTTCTCAATAATTTTTAAATAAGCATCTGTTCTTGCTAAAGCAGTTGTTGTAAAGGTATCTGTGGCTGCGTCAACTCCAGACATAAATGTTGTACCAATTCTCATCCATCTCATTTTCGCAACATCTCTATTGGCTTTAGCCCAACCATATTGGAATTGATTTCCTAAGTCTCCATCTCTCTTCCATATCTCATTCATATCTTCTAAAACTTGCCAAGTCTGATCATCCTGAACTTTGAAGTCTTCACGTATAGCTTTCATCATGAACTCTGGATCGTTATGAACCATCTTCATTCTTTTAACTGCGTCACCTATAGCTCTTCTACTAGTTTCGACAATTGCAGAGTGATAATAAAGGGATCGTCTAAGAGGTTCTATATCTCTCTTAATTACCGACTCAATACCATGACCTAAAATACTTGTCATAGGTTTGATAATTAAAGCTGATCCATTACCAACCGCTGCTCTTAATCCAGACAATCCAGAGAGAGTGTTTGCATAAACAACTCCCCAAGCTCCTTTAGCAAAGACATTCATTTTATTAGGATCTTTACTTTTTATAAGCCCTTTCCAATCCACTTGATCATGCGCCCATTCAAGTAGTTGATTTAGGGATACAACATCACCATCGCTATATGCAAACGCTTCGATTAAAGGACGCATTGCAAAAGGATCTTGTTCCTCTAGTAATTCAAGATTAATTCTTAATTCTTGGAAATCTTCTATCCTTTTTAATCGTGCAGCATCAAACTCTTTTCCTGTTGCTTCTACTGTCTTATTTGTAAGTCTGTTCCACCAATTTTTATTCTGTAATTTCCAACCTGAGATGTATTTGTTTAGCCCATATTCAGCACTTAGAAATTCCATCTTATCAAGAATCATTTCTTTGATACGTGCATCATCTACTAAATCTCCATATACCATTGAGGCTTGTGCTGTACTAGATACTTCTCTACCCAAGGTATCCATCATTCTAGCTGAGGTTTCTGTAACTTCTTTACCTAAATAAAGTCTACTTAAGTCTCTTAAAGCAAAAGCTACACCCCTAGCAGCATCGTCAGTTATTGGTTCAACAACAGTATCAGATACTCTTATTACATCTCTAAAAGTCTTTCTAATTTTGCCATCTATAACTTCTTCCGCTTCAAATAAATTCCTTAAATCTCTTCCTGGTGTAATGATGTCTCTATAAATTCTCCATGCAGCATCATTCATCTGTTCTTTTGAACGTCTAATGATACCTACTTTTCCTACATAATCACCAGCTTGCTTGCCTGCATCAGCAATAGCTCTGACTATTTCTCTGTGTAATTTATTTAGACCAATACCTTTCTTAAGCATATTGGTAGTGAGCATGGATGGAGCATCACCTACAGCTAAACCATCTTTAATGACAGTTGTTTCAAAAGCATTTCTTGCAGCTGCAGCTGGAGGGACGCTATTTACAGCAGTCTCAGCTTTATTAGCCAAACCTGCATTTATCCAAGGATCATATTCTCTTGGCTGTCCTGGTATTGGTGGTTGTTCTTGAGTTAGTTTAGTCTCAGCAACTTCATCTATCTGTTTTAGTTTCTCGTCTTGATGACGTTTGACATAAGATTCAGCTGGATTTGTTGTAGCTGATGAATATCCAGTTTGTCGGATCTGTTTTTTTAAATTAAGTATCTGCTGATCTAATACTCTTCTATCTTTTTTAGTTAGATTCTTAGCTATCTTTCTTCTAGCCATTAATGCAGCTAAAGCTTTAACTGATTCAGGATCTGCATTTTGCATCTCCACTGCTTTCTTAAAGTTTTTAGCTGTTATATCTTTTCCTTGAAACCAATGTAATGTAGGTTTTACTCCCGCTATTGCATAACCTAAAATATCTGCAGTCCCACTAAGTATTGAACTTTCCAGCATATTCTTTTGTCTTCTGACTGCAGCTGAGTCACCGTCTAATACTTTCCAATCCTCTGGTATAGGTAGATTTCCTTGTGGTCCAAATGTTTGAGGGAAGCTATCAGCTAATACTCTAGCTGTATTATCCTCCTCTCCCATATCACTAAAACCAATAACAGCTGCGTCAATAGCAGCGGCTCCACCGATATGAGCCATAGCACTTGTCAATGCTGGTAGTTTTAAGGCATTTACATATTTTGCCCAACCAACAACAGGTATAAATGTAGGTATAGCAACTGAAGAAAAGTTCCTTAATCGTTGCGCCCAAGGATTATCAAATTTAGTAATCCTATCCCACTTATCATCTAACTGTTCTTGTCCAGTTAATTTAGTAGCTACATCAATTCCAAAATCTACAACTCCTAAACCTATTGCACTTGGTATAGCTAAGGGTGTTGTAGCAAAGATACTTTTATTTAAAGCAGATTTTCCTTCCTGTGGCTGTTCTAACTCAGGATTTATTGTAGTTGGAGTTTGTAGTAGTGAAGTTTCTTTTTGTGATTGATCTACTGCTCTAGTGACTTGCTCTTGTTGAGGCTCTAATGTACTAACACTAAGCTCTCTTTGTTTGTCAGCTTCCGCTTCGTCAACTAATGACTGCAGAGAACTACCCGTATTTTTTAATTCTTCTTCCATTATAACTCCGTATATTCAAAGTTTCCTGATTCATAATTGAAATACCAACCATAATCTGCTCCATTATCTATTAACCAGTTGGTGGCTTCTGGGCTAAAAGGTATAAGCTCTGGTTTGCCTTCCTTATTTTCTACAAACTGAAATGTTTCATCATTTACCATTCCTCCAGAAACTTGAGATAACTTAGACATTATTGGATTTGAAGCTACTACAGGTGCAGGTGCTTCGTTGTATCCAGGTATGATTAGTTTCTGAGTCCTGTTAGACATATATTTAGGATTAGAAGCTCCATTGTTGTAGATGATTTCATATGTCCTAGCGACACCATCTAAGCTATCTATCTTTTGGATTAGTTTTTCACCACTTGGGTCTGTACTATCTGAAGCCCACTTAGATCTCCAATCCTCTCCCTTGGGATTGACTTTTATAGGAGGTTCTAAAGTTGCTAATTGTCTTAAAAATATCTGCTCTGGTGTACCTAACGATGGATCAGCTTTATGTAAGTCGTAATAGATGGCTGGTATGTCTACACCTTTACCATTTTCATAAGCTATTGCTTCTTGTCTAAGCTTGTTCTCTGATACCAAAGGCTTCTTATCTATAACAGTTTTATCTTGTTGAACTTCTTTTACACTATTTATATAGTTATTTTGAGGGGTGAGATTTGCAGTGTACCCTCTCTTATACATACTTTGAGGTACAAACTCTTTGAAAAATGTAGCTTGTTTTAATGGGCTATCATTTTTAATTGAAGTATCTTTTCTACCATTAACTACTTCAAACTTTCCTTCACCATCAAGAATTAGTTTCATCACATAGTCGTAAGCTTCTTTAGACGCTGTACCAGCATCTTTACCACCGTACTTTCTTAGTGAATAACGTTTCTGTAGATATTGACTATTAGCATAATGTAAAGCTTGATTTAAAGTTAAAACAGCATCATTACCTAAAACTTGCTCTTCACCTAATGCAGTCTTTAACTGAGATTTGAAATCATCCTTACTGATTTTGTCGGATTGGAAAGAGCCTCTAGCTGCTGTTTCATTCTCCTTAATTAAATCAAAATAATATTTTCTATCTTCTTTATCAGTTAGTAAACGGACATCATCTTCATGGAAGACTGATAAGGTTCCATTTTCTACTGATTCATCTAAATCACTTTTGATCCAATCTTGGTTTTGATGTTGAATACTACGAGCTTCGTAGATATTCATGAAGTCTGTATTATATCCCTGCAGTTCTAAGTCTTTTTTAACGCTTCTAAAATTCTTTATATCTAAATCCCATTCTTTATCAATCCAATCTTTTGTCTCCTTCTCTACCTTATGCTGTTCAACCTTATCGGCTGTTTGCTCTGCTCTTGCTATCTCAGCTTCTTTCTCTCCTCTAGATTTCATGAGTTCTGGAATTCGATGAGGAAATTTCTCAGCCCAAGTTTGGCCCCATTCACCCTTCTCATTCTTAGTTCTAAAATTTAAGGCTTTATCTAAATCTGGTGTTAATCTTGGATCAGCAAAGACTTCATTAAATAGATAGTTTACTCCGTCAGTTCTGTTGTTATATGATTTTCCATCTGAATAACCTGATTTCTGTCTGAATAAGTTGTAGGTAGTTTCCTCATTTGGAGAACCTCTATATTCTGATAACCGTTGACTCATGTATTGATCATTCTGACCTTTTACATGGCTAGCAGTCATTTCAGTTAGAATTGCATTTCTACCTTTTCGCATTTCATCATGCGCGTCAGTAAGGAATTCCGTACTTAATCCATATAAGTTATGCGCTCTTAAGTAATCAAGATGGATAACTTTTAAAGCTACAGCTGCTCCCTCTGGATCAGTTATTCCTAATCTGTTGAGTTCTGTTTGTGCATGCATAGCCCAGTTTTCACCAGCTAGTTTTGCATAAGCTTTTAACCTTCCATAATCTCTTGCTTGGTTAAACCCTCTAATCTCAGCAACACTACGAGGCATAGCACCACGCATAGCTGCCATATCAGCTTGGCCCTCTATTTGAGTACCATAATTATTTAGAATTTGTTCTGATAAAGCTTGCTTCTCTCGAACATTAAAGGGAGTACCTTGGACTAAAGCTTTATGGTATTCATCATCTACAGTTGCTTTTATATCTTTCTTCCTTACAGCTATTAGACCTGTAGCTAGAGTTTCACTGAACTTAGCTAAACTGTTTAATTTCCCTATAGGATCTAAAGCTTTTTTAACAACAGCATCTTTATTTCTTCTAGTCGTTGAAATATTTTGATTTAATGCTGCTTCTTGATTTCTAAAAACATCCTCTTCAATGAAGATGTCTTTCATGTTTTGTTCTTGTTGACTCTGCGCTCGTTGTAGATCGTTTTCAGATTGTCTATTCCTAGTTTCTAATGCTCTGAGATTCTCTCTTAAGCCACTTATGACACGATCATCTCTTTCTTGCATTTTAGCAAGTGCAGCATAGCCAGGATCACTTTCTTGAAATCCACTCCTTTGGGCGTACCCTTGGAATTTTGTAGCCATTGTAATTAATATAAAGGTTTATCTAATAGACCGCTGTCCAACATGCCTCCCCAACTCGTAGTAGAGCTTTGAGAATTTGGAGTATAATTGAAACTCATTTGTCCAACTCCTTGACTCTGACCTCTTGGTGTGCCTGTATAATTATCTGCATATGAGCTAACAGCACCAGCTGCAGCATTAGCAAATACACTTCCCCAAGATGGTACTGAAACAGTTGATTGACCTCTTATAGGTCTGACACCAAAATCGAAGTCTTGTAATTCTCTAGGTAGTTGATAGTCGTTTATTGGTGTTGTTAGTGGTTTTAATGGTGCTGGAGCAAACTCAGGTTTTAGCATCCTTCGAGCTTTTGCACCTGTATTCGCTTGATCTAATTGGCGACTAATATCTTTTAAATTGCTATGTGAATTCCTAGTAGCACTCACCATAGATTCAGTCATTACAGCTTGGTTTCTACCTAATGCTGCTAATTGAGATTGTCCAGCTTTTGCTGCACTACGGCCTTGTACACCTGATGCTGCAATTGTTCCTGATGCAATTAAATCTTGAATAATATTGTCTTCATTTTCAAAAGCAAACTTTTGTCTAGTCTCCATTAAAACTCTTATTTCTTTCTCTCTTGCACTTTGAGCAGCCCTAGCATTTAAAGATAAGGCATCTCTATATAATTCTTCCGATTTATCGAATTGTCTGCTTAGTTGTTTGTTTTGATAGTTGTAGATAGCTAAGGATTGCTCATAAGCTCTTTGATTGTTTAGGTCTTTACGCTCTGCAAACTTTCTTTCATTTGCTTCTCTTAGTTGTATAGCCCTAACACTTTCATCTCTTTTAGCTATGGTCAAGCTTTTACGCATGTCATAGCTTTGATCAGTAAAATCTTCTAATCTATCTAGGTAATCGTTCTCTTTTCGTTGAGCGTCTTTCGCAGCGGCTCTGTCGTCCATACCCGAACTAGCTGCTGATACACCAGCACCAGCTGCCATTAAAGCGGGATTGCCTGTTGCAATTCCAGCAACTGACATCACTGGACCCGCTAAGTTTCGTAATGTTTTTAATACCATATCTTAAGTCCTCTTATAAAATCTCGGTGAGTAGTTTCCTTCCCACATCATCGAGTTGAGAGAGACGGGAAATGGTGAGTCATTAAAAACTCTAAGTGTAAAATTCTTACTTCTTTGGTGTACTGGTAATGTAAATACTGTTGACTCTTCTAGTGGTACGTCATCAGCTAAATAAGTATTAGCGTTGATGATGGGTGATAATGTGTACCATTCGTCTACATAAACTAAAACAGTATCACCGTCTTCGGGCGCACTACCAAATGCTATTTCTGTATCACTGACAAATGAATAATCAGTAGTTAAAGTTTTTAGTACATTATTAACTTTTACTTTTACTTGGTTTCTATCAATATAATCTATATCACTTGCTATCCAATTAAAATTAGTTCTAGATCCGTCAGCTGTATAACTTTTACTATAAGATAATCTACCAATTGATTTAAGTTTAAAACCTAATACACCTGAAAGACCTACATCAAATTTCAATCTCGATACTGTAAGGTTCGCTGTAAAATCTTTTGACTTTCCATCATCATCTAAAGCATAGTAGACTTGAGGTAGGGTTACATCAAAGTCATATGCAAAACCTACATAGACATTACTAGCTACAGTTGAAAAGTCATTTCCAGGTACAATGAAATATGTGCCGTTAGAATCACTACCTACTTCGGGAGTAATAGTAAAACCTGAATTATTAAACGTACCCGCTGCAGTTGTACCACCAACTACAACAGCTGGTTTCTTACCAGTTAAATTTGCAAAAGGTATATAACATAGGGATCTGTCGTTAGCAGAATCATAAACTACAGTTTTTAAATTGCTACCAGTTAAGCCATTAGTGGCTGGTGTGTATAGATCTATACAAGGATTAACTTTTTGACCTGCGTTACTGATAATAATAGACGCCTCTGGACTCATAGTTAAGTTAGCTCTAGAGACTGTGTACTGATTACCTTGTTTAGTAACTGTGTACATATCATCCTCGTCTACTGCCATTGTCTGTACTGGCCCAGGCAGCTTCCATTTAAACCAAGCTTCCATTAATAAGTCTTCTCCGTCTGAGTATGTTCTATAAAAGAAAATCTCATCACTAGCTTGACCAGACATAGCTATGAATTCGTTTTGAATACTTGCTACAAGCGTATCTACATCAATAGTTATCCATTCATTAACCACTCTTCCTATATCTAGAATTGCAGGGTTCTCCTGTAATCCTCTCGTTTGGAATGAAAACACCCTTGTATAGTTAGGTGTTTTACTGATGAAGTTCATATGAGTTCCTACATCAATAGGATCTACATTTTTATCCATCTCCATGTTTGAGATAGGTCTGATTTTTGTTGTACTAGGAGTGATAGGACCACTATCTGAATACATCAAAAACTGTTGACTTTTTGAAAATAAAACTAAACCTTGTGTTGTAGGTTTTACTGCATGTAAAATTGCTGGTCTTATTGAGGTTGCTGATATATCTATAGGGTCGTCTGGTGTCAGAGTTCTAGCTGATCTATGATAAAAATTAAAAGGATCAGCTGCTCTACTTAGACTAATATTATCTTCAGTTAAAAACCCTAATCTGTTTGCATGGAAGAATGCTTGTTGTATTGTCTTCCCTACAAAAGAGGGGTGCGAGTTGGTGATGTTATCTCCAACATTACGTTCGGTATATGTTTTAGGTCCAAAGGTAAATGTATTAGTACCTGTACATAGCAACACATGAGGCATAGTTGTATTTACTAGCCCTGGAGATGCTGTTGGTCCTATAGTTTCCTTCCAATATCCAAAATCATTAACTCCATTGTTTGCTACAAATTTAGCGTAGTAGTTATCTTGATCATTTTCATGTGTATTGATGATTTCTACTACATGATTATGGAAAGAGTGAGGAGGTAATACTGAAGAGTTTTCTGCCCAATCTTGGAAAACAACTATACCTTTATTATCTTTACCACCTTTAGCTGTAAGAGTGAATGTTGTACGAGTACCACTAACTACACGGTCTAATTGAAGTGAGGTTCCATATTTAGTAACCGTTAATCCACTAATATTTTTACCTTCAATAGCTGTTTTTAATCCAGCTAATACTTCATCGTACCCATCAGTAGCTTGTGATGTATATGTCGCTAATTGACCAGCCACAGTAGCTGTAAATGTCTCACTTCCCATCTGTGCATCTGTACCTAGAAGCAAGAGAGTACCCCTTGTCTGGGCTACAAACGTAGGATTAGCTTGAGTAGTTACAGTTACTGTATTGTTAGTAATTATCGTACTATCGTGGACAGTTAAAACATCGTAATTTGTTTTGACTCCAGTTAAGTAGGTATGCGCTCCTAATGCTGAACTCGTAGCTGTATCTGTAATCGTACATGCTACTCCTGTATCAGCATTCCATATATAAATAGAACCATTAGCACTAGCTTTAGGTGTAATACATCCTATATATTTATCACCATCTCCTCTATTAATATAGAACCATTTAGCTCCATCTAATTGATTAGTATATGCAGTACCACTTGAATTCTTTAATACTGATATAAACTTAAATCCAGGTCTCTTTGCTAATCCAGTTGTTATATCAGGTAAACCGTTAATACACTCTCTTACCTGACCTGGCTGTTTCTTACTATCTGGCTGTTTAGATACACCACCTAAATAGTTTCCAATTCTTTGTGTTACAGCTGTCATTATCTCATAAGTGCTTTGTAAGGTTCATAGCTGACATAAGGTTGTGAGCCATCTGGCTTACCGAACATGGAATAATCACCTTGATTACATTCATACTCCATAGCCATTGCTCTCATATATGCCTCTTTCTGTTGGAGCATTTGGTATTGTGTTTGATCTCCAATGATTCGACTAGAAACTATGGTGGCTGCTCTAGCTGTTATGTAGTCTTGTATTGGGCGTGGTAGGTCTACCCAATCAAATAGCCATACGATATCGCAATCGATAGGACCATCTGTCCACTCGTAGGTGTGGTTATATTTATCGTATAATTTACCTCCTCTTCTAACTACTTCTTTATTAGAAGCATTAGATGAACTTAAATCTATTTGTAATACATTATTTGGGATGACAATATGATTAGTAACTGTGTCAGGTGTCATCTCATAATGAGGCTCTTTGTTAAAAGTCCAGCCTTCACTTTGAACCTCTCTAGATATCTCTAGTAAGGTCTGATAAGCAATCGCAACGTCAGGGTTGGTTTCATCTAAAGTGGTAACTGGAGCCTGACCACAAGCCATTAGTATTTGATTTATTGCAGGTAATTCTGTTGAAGCATTAGTGGTAGGAAAAGCCATAATTATTTATTGATTAAAAAAAAGGGGAGCCGTATAGACTCCCATTAAACTTAGAATGCAGATGGTGCTGTTGCGCCAATATGCAATTCAACTGCAGCTGCAGGGTTTACGAAATCGCAACCGCAACTGAGACGTCCGAGAATAACGTCACCCTGGTAAATGACACTTACATCACCCTTCGTAACTTGTACGCTTGGTCCGATGGCTTCCACTACACCTGCGGCCTCTTTTTGGAAAATGAGTCCACATGATTTAGTGCCTAACTCTGTGTTAGTACCATAGTCATTCTTGATACCAGTTTGTGCGCCAGAAGCATCTTCTGGAGTCACGCTGACGAATGAACCTGTTCTACCAGGATCTGTAACGCCAGTTGTACCGCCGTAAGCAGTACCATACTTACCCAAGAATGGAATATTCATGGATTTAAAAATTTTGATTCCAGCTATTTCGACAATGCCGTTCCCCTTTTGTCTAGAGGTTCCTTGCGAGTCTCTGTTAACTAGACCATTATCGCCTACTTGTTGTATCAACTCATAATATTGGCGAGCGTTCAAAACGCCGACTCTCCCGTCGGTACTCACCCCCTTCTCGTCTAAAGCCGCTGCGGCATCATAGAAGGCTGATATTAAGTTTGATGCATCGTAAGCATCGGATTGGTTGGTTGCATGAGAACCTACACGAATCTGTGTACCACCTGGCTCAACAAAGTTAGACTTAGTGATAGGTGATGCTGATCTAGCTCCGCGTGTAACAGCTCTGAATGCTAGTCGATCATATTTTTCGGCTAAGGCATAACCGATTTTGCGAGATATTTCTGATCTCAAATCGTAGTGCTAACTCCCAATGTTTCCAATGGGTTTGGACTATCTCTTCACCTCTCGGTGTTGGATGCTGTTGGTGTATTACATAGGACGCTTCCTATCCCACCTAGTCTCTGAACCTTCCTCTTAAGCGTAAGAGGCTCGGCTGCGGATTGCCATTTGACAGGGTTCCCGCAATTCTTCCAATTTTAATTGACCCACTATTAAGCCAATGTCTCATCTAGCTCATATAAAAATGCTGAACTGATGAGCAACTCATCTACAGTTATAGTCTTTTCGGCTACTGGTGGTGCGCCGTCACTATTACCTAGTATTGAGTTTCCAGGTGTATGGACAAACAATCTCTACTTTCGATAGAGGTTTAGACTATATCATCTCCCGCTAAGGGAGTCGGACGCTAACCATGTATTACGAAACAAGCGTGTTTCACCATGTAGTCGTTGCACCTTCCTCTCACGCTTGAGAGGCTTGGCTCAGGATTGACATATCTTTCGACTTAGCTTTCCCTGAGTTCATCCGATTTGCTATATACATTACTGTATAAAGGAGCTACCAATTAACTCTGCATTTGTGCGACCTGTGTAAATGAACTGTAAGGACTTACCGTTCTTTAAGGTACGCTTCATAAGTAGATCCCTAGCAATTGCATTATGCTGGAACCCTTTGAACATCTCTCCAGAAAAAAGGCGGAGGTAAAGGGCTCTTCTATCTGAGCCTCCATTATCTGCGCCTGGCCTGGTGATCATTGCGGTGTTTGAACCGCTAGTAGTCTGTTGTGCCATTGTTAAAATTTAATTTGATATATTCTTTCTTCAGCTGAAATTTTTTTGCAATTTTTTGTGGGTCTTTCCTCACCGTCTAGACGGCTAATAGGTATCCAGCGTACTGGGCTAAAAGCCAAGAGGAAGGGGGTCCGACTCTGAGGTGTCCCCTTCCTAGATTTATAAAGTTGACAAGGCTTCTTCTAGTGAAATGTCTTCATCTAGATCTAGTTTAATGTCACGGGCGATTGCTTTCTCTTCGCTCCTTTTGTTTTGGTCTATGTCTACCTGTTCTGGTTCAGGTGTTAATGATGTTATGAAAGCTGTTGCTGAACCATTTGAGGTTTGATGTGCCATTATTTTTGTACTTTTTTGGTGTATGACACGCCGCGATATACGAAAGTTACAGTCATTTGTAATTCTCAATAGACCCCTGCCCCGTTCCATGCAAGAGTAGTCATGCGTCCAGTTAAGGATGAACGGACGCGGCGTTATGAAATTGTGATGTATTCTTCTGTAGCTGCTAGGTCAAGTGGGAAGTTGTTGTAGTCATTTAAAAAATGCCAGGTATAAGCTGACCAGTTGTTACATAAGCTCCTAGAGCAGCAACGAAACCAATCATGGCTAGCTGACCGTTTGTACGTTCAGCCGTCTCTAGGAAGAATGTCTCCTCAGCAACTCTTGCTTTAGTCTCTTTAGCGTATATGTTAGTTGTCATGTCTAAATAAGTATTGTTGATAAGGCGAGGATGATCGGTCAGGTCGCCTCGTCTACTTATTTATATTGATCTAGTATTTTCTGCTTTTTCTCAGCTGTCGTTTTAATCTTATTCCAGTTACTTCCAAAGGATGCAACCATTTCAGCGAATTCTTTTTTCTTCTTCATGGTCCTGTAGTTTGTGATGAGTTTGTTGGATTTTTCTTAGAGTTACCCCAAGGGTTGTATCTCTTATCTTTTTTCTTGATACCACAACCTTCATTAAAGGATGCTTCTATACTCTTCGTATCTTTTTTAGCCATAATTAAAAGTTGATTTTAGATCGTTCTAATTTTTTAGTAACTGCTTCTCTATATGCAGGGTCTTCTGTATAGCGATCATCTTCCATAGCTCTGATTAACTCAGCTTGACTATTGAAAACATCACCAGATGCTTTGGGTGCTTTGCCTGTAACCATCTCTCCATCTCTACCTGATGCATCCTGATACTTAAGAGCTAGAGCCTGGACTGCAAAGTATGCAGCTAAGGGATTACCTTGATTCATTACAGCATCGTATAGCTGTACTTCTTGGTCAGGTAAATTATCACCAGCCCAACCAACCAAGTTGTTGTAGTTATCTTCTCCTCCTACAAGTCCTTGTATTTGATCTATATCATTATCAGAAAATTCTTGAGGTCCAGCATTCTGCATTTGGCTTCTCTGTTGCATAGCCATTTTGGCTACCTCAACAGGGTCCATCTGTTGTATCTGTTCAAAGGTTTCTTTACTAAGTTTATCGTTAGTACCTTCATTCCAAAGTTGGTCTAAAAGGTTTTCTGAAACTTCAACCTCTTCTACTTCTTCTTCAGTTTCTACTTCTTCTTCTTCGGAAGACTCAGGAGAATTTTCTCCCAATTTTTTTTGGAGTTCTATATGTGCCTTCTCTAGCTCCTCAGCATTCTTATATTTACCTGCTAGTAGCTGATCCTCAGCTTCCTCCATCTGCTCTCCAATTTTTAGAGAGTCTTGTTCTTCAGCAGTTAAGTTGTCTTCAGTTGATACTGTCTCAACTCCTTCGTCATATGTAAGTGTCTGTTCGTCGCTCATGCTTGATTAGGTGGGGTTGGTTGTTCTCCTTCTGGGGCTATCTCAGCAGCCAAGGCAGCATTCTTAGATGGGTCCATCATTGGAGTGTTCATCATTTGTACTTCTTGTTCGCCTTGTTGTTGTTGCATAGCCATCTGTTGAGCAGCCTGGTCTTGTTGCTGTACTTCTTGCATTGACTTCACTAGATTTAATGTGTCAATACCTTGTGCAGCTGCTAAACGCTTAACTACTTCCTCTGGGTTGATGTACTTCTGTACAGCCTCTGGTCCCATTGTTTGAGAAACAATAGTTAAGAATTGACCTAAGCTTTCAGCATCTTGATTCCTACCTAGAGCATTGATACCAGCTACTAGAGTCGGTTTAACAATATCTTTTGGTAAACGAGGAATTTTCCCAGATTTTTGAAATTGATTTAATGTTCTATTTAAGTACGGTAGTAAAAACTCACTGGTGAGTAGTTGGAAGATACCTGATAGTTGACGTTCTAACTCGTTCTGAGTCATTCGTACTTCTTCGGCTGTCGTGCGTTCGCTTTGCCTGATCTGACCGACTAAAAAAGCATCGTTCATCCTCTTCTCTAGCACCTGACTCATTTCAAATGCTGTTTTGAAGTCAGCACTCTTACCCACTTGTACAACTCCGATGTCATCGGGCCGTCCTTGCACGATTGCACCATTCTGAGCATTTGCAAGGGTTTGTGGTTTAGTGGTACTGCTAGGCGAGACTGTGAATACGACTTTCGCAGCCACTGAAGCCCCTTCCACTAATGCTTGTGACAAAGCTTCTAATGATTTTAAGTCGCCAATAAACTGTCCGACTCTGCCCCGTCCGTAATCTTCTCCGTCAACAGAATTGAACCTGAGAACGAGCCAGGGTGTTGAATCTATTGGAGCTTTCCCGTAGGATTTTTCTAACTTCTTACCTTGTACTTCCTGATGCCAGACGTATCTGTTGTTGTCTCTTTTGACATGGGTGTAGATGTCACATTCCTCAACGTCATCAGTTGATCCATCTACTACACTGTCATACTCATTAAGTATTTCAGGTGGTAGTTGATCTTCAATTAATTTTTTTGCAATCTTTTCTTTCGTGATTATTTCGATCACATTGCCGTTGCCATCTCGTTCTACTGCGAAGCGATTAAGAGGATATAACTTCAGACCATCCTTACCCATAAAGATTAAAGCATTACCAGCTACAACTAAATGTAGTAGTGCTTCATGTATAACGACACGATCATTAGATGCTGAAATAGCTTCAGTGATGGTTCGTTCAATCTTTGCAAAAGATAAGTCTAGTTCTGATTTAACTTGTGGTCCGAATTCTTCTCCAAGTTGGCTTTCATCTACTTGTAATTTGAAAAAGCTGGTTTGTACTGGAACCATAGCAAGTAACAATTTACTCGCTAATGTCGTACAGCACTTAGCACCTACGCTTTGCCAAGGGGTAGGTAGATAACGCATACCCTTGTTGTAATCTTCGTGACCTTTAATTAAATATGGAAGAGTTAATTCCGCTGATTTTTCTGCTTCGTCTAGAAACTGGGTACGTTCGCCTGATAAATAATCATACCTAGTTTTTGCTGTCATTTATTTAGTTAATGAACTACTTGATATTGAACCTGCTCCTGATCCTCCTCCTCCAACGCTTTTAAATGCGTTCATGAAGTTCATCATATTTCCATATGGGTTTGCTGCAGCTACTCCACCTGGAGCGTAACCACCGTATCCCATATTTGGATAACCGTAGCCAGAGCCGCCTCCCATCATTGGTCCTAATGCAGACATGAATGAAGTGAAGTCATCCCACTTACTGCTTTGCTGTCCTCCTCCTGTCCACGCTGATTTATCTATACCAGCCCACCATTTATCTAAGTCAGCTTGAGTTAAACCAGTAGCTGGAGTTTGGCCTGGAGGCGTTTGACTGCCACCACCTGGACTCCAAGGCTTACCAACAGAATCATGGGTTTTACCTACTGTATATTCTCCATAATTAGTTCCAGCTGCAGTGTTGTAGTGTGGTTTACCTGTCTCACTTGCACCACCAATTTTTAAATCTTTATAGATGTTTGTAAGTTCATCAGTCCAAGTGTTATTACCCTTAGTCATTAAAGGACTAGACCACGTGTTATCGGCTGCAAAGGTTGGTGCTTCATGACCGATCTTTGCATTAGGGTCTAACTTACCTCCACCTGGAGAGATGTTAGCGTCTAGCTGCGCTTCAGTAGCATTAGGATTAGCTTTTTTATAAGCTGCTCTGTTCTTGTATTCAGATCCTGATTGGATACCTCTGATTACATCTTCTATGGAACCACCTGCGTCTAACTGTTTAGACCAATAATCTTGACCTTCAGTAGCAGCCTGTCTACCTAAGTGGGTTCCAAATATATCTTGTACAGCTTTTTGATTTTTTGTTAAGGCCATATCTCCTTGTTTGGTTTGTTGTTTTTTGTCTTCTTTATCGTCTATTAATGCATAATAGATTTATAACCACCTCGGTTATGCTTATTTCTATTGTCTCTATTTGCCATACTTATTCCTCATTAAGTCTTGTCCTTATCCATTCAATGACTGAACGTTGTCCAGCTTTAAACATGATGGAACCGATTTCTTCTTTAGGGTGTGGGTTGAAAGGTGGATAAATAGTATCTAGTTCAGATAAAATTTGTTCTGGTGATGGGCCAACAATTGGCTCAAGAATATTGGGGGAGATTGACATTGCTATGTTCAAAAAATGCTATTGCTCTTGCTCTTTTGGTCTCATTTAATTCTGGAGCCTTGCCTTCATACATCAGCCGATCTGAGGTATCGGTCCAAAATTTTTTGTCCAAATATTTATCGCCATAAGTATTTTTACTTAGTGGCTCCATAATCCAATGGATAGTGGCCTTGCGGAGTTTGTCGAGGGAAGGACTTGGTGTTAGCCCTAACTCCTTACATACCAACGTGTTACATGATACGTGAATCTGCTCGTCTCTTGACACGTCCTGAGCAACGGACCTTATTCCACCATCTCCATTAAATCTAAAATATGGCAGTAGAACGAAAAATATCGCTCTTTCTGCCACTAATGCTTTTACTATTTCATGGTCTGGGTGTTCCATCCATGCATCTCTAATTCTCTTTGCTTCCGCCTCAGCTTTTACATCTACACCATGAGCATCAGTTACAAAACCTAGAGCTTGATCATGGTTGATTTCATCTTTTACATTCGACTCAAGGAGACGTATTGCAGATGGGGGAACTTCTTTTCCAAGTGTTTCTGTAATCCATTCACCCACAGGTAACTCCATGTGCCTAGCTGCGAGACAACGGTAGAGGGCTTCTTCGCTTCCTTCTTTAAGCTTTCCAGCATCGGGTCGTACTGGAGTCCATTTTCTTTTTCTTTCGAGTAATTTATCATATGGGTTTTTCATTCTTGACAATCGCAGGTTATCGGGTCAGTGTCTGGTTTATCAGACAAAATACCCTCCAAGTATTCGTCAACATCTAAATCTCCTAATGCGGCGTGTACATCGGTCTTATCTTGTGTTGTACTCATTACTTGCAAGGCATAATACATACTTGTTTGCGGAGACCGAAGCCACTCATTTATAAACTCTTCGTCATATGTAACCATGTCTGACCATGTGTTGAACGAATATCCATGATGAAGTCCTGTAGATTTCAGCATAAGCATAAAGTTGTCAGCTACCTTTTTATAGGCATCCCAACCAACTTCCTCAGCTATCTCAACTGGGCCATAATCGTAACTCTGTACACCGTGTATTGAACTGTCTCTGTCCACAGTACGGCTTATTGGAGGTGCTATTTCTGGTGTTGCTGTAAATCCTTCTTTTGTTTTACTTCTATAACTACAACTGGCAGTAGGTGCTATACAAAAAGCCCTCTCCATTTTGTAGTATTTTGCTACTTCTGCTCCTTCTTTAATGCCTTCATAAAGCTCATGTGCAATTATTCCAGCTAAACCTTTTTGAATGTTGTTGTTGAGGACATCATGTAATGCCTCTCCAAAATCTGCATAGCTAACGCCGTGTTGTCCTAATAGATTTGCTAATCCAAGGAATCCAAATCCGACTTGGCGATCCTCGAACGGGGATAGGTACTCTCCAGACCTGTCGACGCCAGTTTTAGCATGAAGCTCACACAAATCTCGCATGCCTCCACGGATAGACGGGCGTATTTCTCCGATCTCACAGGCTGACAGGTTAAGGTGCTGCAACAAGCAAGTGGCGCGTGATCTGAGAAATATTTCCAAGCAGACATTATTTCTGATGCGTTTTCCATTTCTGTCATATCTTATTTTTGCGAGCCAAATGTCTCCAGCTTTAATTCCTTCAATAATGGCTGTTTTAGTGTCTTCACTGGATCCGTCCCAAGTTCCTTGATCAAGGTTGACGCATCTTTTGACCCAAGGGAGTTGTTCCCTCGGAGTGCGCACGAACTCAATAATATCGTCGTGAGTAATGTCGAGGCAAAGAGTAATCGCACCATTGGGATACTTGCCTCCTCTTCTAAGTACTTCATTTAAAACTGAATAGATTTTTCCGAATGATGTTGGACCCGACGCAGTGAGTCCTCTTCCATTTTCATGTCCTCTTGGACGTAGGTTAGATAGGTGTACAGCGACGCCTGCTCCATGTCGAAGTCCAAAGGAACAGAAACGCCACGAATTCTGAATAGAGTCATTAATACCCTCAATAGAATCGTCAACGGTTATTTGTGTACAGCTGACAGGTAGACGTTGGTTTGGGTCGTCAATCCAATTCTGAACTCTGCCAGTTCGTGATATTGTTTTTTCTAATAATTTATCCATTATACAAGATCTTCTAAATTAGGTGGTTGGTAATTTTTTCCCTTCAAAACTTTTCCATCATCTCTATATATAGGATGACCATTTTCTAGTTTTGACATATTGCTTTGATGGACTCGACGTAGAGCTTCGTCTAAATCCCATCCCATATTTGCTGCGTATTGGTAGCAGACATAAACAAGATCAGAGAGTTCTTTCAGAGCTTCTTCGTATAGAGGGCTGCTGTTTCTAAATAACATACCCTCAGCTTCTAAAAATTCTTTAAACTCCTCAACGATCAAATTCTTTTGCAAAGTCCGCGTAGGCAACGCCTGGGAATTCTTCACTCCGAATGCATTCCTGAACTCTTTGGCTTGTTCTAAATTCGACTTCATTCTGTAAGTAGTGTATGGCTTTATCTAAATCGTCTATATCATCAAATTTGTGACCTGCTCTGCAGACATATTTGATTACGTTTCCGAGGTGGAAGTTGAGTTCTTGTTGTCTGACAAAATCCCAGACTTGGACCGATCCGCGTCTGTAATACTGAGGGCCAGTTTCATTGGTGGTTTGGGCCATTGATTGATTAAGTTAGTTATTGAATTTGCAAGTACGAAGTTCTGTTTTTGTAATGCCATGAAAATAGTATTTACATCTTCTCTTCGTGTTTCAGGATTTTCTATTGCATCTTTAATTTGACGCAACTTCAAGTCCTGTTCTACCGTCAAAGCAGTAATCGGCGGTGGGGGTCCATAAGATTGGTTCTTGTTTCTCGAAGTCATAATCGTTTTTAGTTAGAATCTTTGCTAGTCGAGCATTCATAAGAGCGACTTCTTCCGATAAGTCTTTCTCTTTATATGCATCAACTACGGTCTGCCAGGTATAACCTTTATCTTCAAAAAGCTTGAGAGATTTTTTCATGCCTAGTCCTGGGCATCCTTTATACCCGTCAGTAGCATCTCCACTTAGTAGCTGTAATCCATGCCACTTCGCTCCCTCTTCGGGTGTTATGCTTGTGACTTCATCTAGGTTATATAACTGTCCTGGTATTTGTTTCATATCCTTATCAGGTGAAACCATTATGTTCCCAGGGAACTGAGTCATATAAAGTCCGATAGCATCATCAGCTTCTAGCTTAGGCATTCGTATTACCTCAAACTCTTCAGAGAGTTTATTGATAACTCTCCGATAGCCGCAAGGTTTCTTTTTTTGGCGATGTCCCTTGTATGAAGGGTCAATCTCTTTACGGAAATTTTGGCTATCACTGAAGAATAAAATTAAATCTCCAAAGGCTCCAAACTTAAGAGCAATATTTTCTAACTCTCTTCTTACACATCCATAGGCTTCAGAAAATTTGGAAGTTACGACTATGACATCATCTCCAAAATCAATCTCGGATTCACAGGCAGCTGTGCACTTGTATACGATATAGTCACTATCTACTAAAACTTTCATTTCCAGAAACCCTCCCATCCTTGTGGTTCTTGTCCTTTAACCCATCGGATTTCTTTTGTGATTGGATTCACATAGACATGTGTTGATCCCCTTTTCTTAGCTCCGTTAGTTTTCCATAAACCATTCTGTATTCTCATTTGCTTGACGTCACATTTAAGAATCTTTCCCTCCCATTCAAGGACTAGATCTGTAGCACCTGTACGGTAGATGTTCTTAAATACTTCGGCTCCTTTCTCTGATGCTTTTAATGCAACATAATACTCCCAGTAATCTCCTAGTCTTGCATCGTCTTCAATGAACTTCGGCCCAGTTGAGACCACTTTTTGCGTCTGCTTCGATCTTGATTCGTAGGTTGTAATATTCTCCAGCTTTAAGGGCTGAGTTTTCAAGGGTGAACTTAAGGTCATTTATATTTTCGTGTTTGCACTCGTATTGAATTTCGTCGTGGATAAAAGCTAATTGATGAGCGCGGATACCAATTGCTTTTAATGTTTGATGTGTTATTAATAACCACCGTTTCGCCAAGCATGCACATGATCCTTGGATGATAAAGTTCAGTGCTTTGTGAGGGCTTTCTACTGTAAGTGTTCTGCCATCAATAGCTTTGATCGAACCTCCAGATGCCCGCTTCTGTACAGCCTGTAATAGCTCATCCAATCCAGGGGTTGCTTTGACAAATGCTTCTCTAATTTCTTTTCCTTTTGTTGATGCATTATCTTCTGTTAGTAATGGGTCATAACTCAAGCCTATGCGTTTATTCGATCCTCCATACATCCAACAATATGTGATCGTTTTTATCTGTCTACGAGACACGCCGATTGCATCAGCGTTGACTTGATGAATGTCTCCTGTAAGTAGAATTTTTGAGTAACGACCTCCATCATAACGAGCCAAGAGATGTGCGAAATAACGCAATTCAACACCACAAAGGTCAGCCCCGACCATATGATAATTCGGGGATGCAGTGAAGAGTTTTCTAAAATTTTCATCGGAATTTACCTGGGCAAGATTGGGTGTACGGTGATGACAACGGTGAGTAGCTGTACCTACTGCACAATGATGATGGATACGGTTAGATGTCGTAACAAGTTTGTTGTAGGCGTTGACGCCTTCTGATAGACTCCCTAGCTGCTTCTTCAGGGTCAGACAACGCAATAGAGTTGTCGCAATATCCGTCCCAATTTCCTTCAAAACTGTCTCGTCTATTACTGGCTGTCCTGTCTTTGTTTTTAGCAAAGGCTTCCAACCATAATGATTCTCTAAAATCCATGCTATGTGTTGACGGCTACAAGGGTTAAAATTTTTGAGTCGGGTGAATGTACACCCCTTTACATACCCTGATGTTTTGTTATCTCTTCGAGGAGTAAACTCTGATCCGTAGACGAAAGTATGCCTGTCTCGAAGTAGTTTATAATTTTCCTCCAGTTCGGTTCTGATATTTTCCTCAAGTTCCCGTGCAGCTTTGACATCAAAATACCATCCATGTATCTCCTGTTGTGTAAGTATCTGTGCTACCTGGTGTTCCATTTGGACCCACTCAGGTATTGGTGGAAGTGGTCGCATAATTTTGTTGTTACTTGTACATCCTGGGCGCAGTAGTCTTCCATCTCTGGACTCCACTCCGACCAATCGGTAGTCTTACCGAATTGTCCTTTGTATTCACCAAGCCTATAACCATAAGCTTCTAAACTATGTGATCCATATTTACTTAGTGGCATGAGTGACCACTGATTCTTTTTATCAATGTCTAAAAGATTGGGGTGATATAAACGTGATAGAAGAAGAGTGTCAACAATACGAGCACGGGGAGTAAAATAGTTATATAGTTTGCCAATAGCCGCGATATCAAAATTAATAGCGTTATGACCAATAAGCGTGTCAGCAACAAGTAATCTACTAATACCTTCACTGATGGAATATTTGTTATTTTTTTCATCATTGAATGTCTCGATCTCGTTTGTTATGGAGTCGTATATGGCGATGCAATGAATACGAGTTAAGTCGTGTAATAAACCATTCGTTTCAATGTCGAATACGATTGTCATTTCTCCAGACATAAGTTTTATCAATGAACTTTGATTTCTTTACTGCCTCTTTGGTAGGTGGGTTGGGTTTGTTGAGTAGTTCAGAATTTTCCTCTTCATCTTTATTAAACTTATACCAGGGGTGTTCATAGTGTTCGTATATAGCTGGTCTGTTTTGTTCTTCGTTTCTTAATTTCATGCGTATTAATTCATAAGCAGGGTAAACCATATTAAAAATCTGTTGACGGGTTAAAGTCAGGTTCGTTATCTACTTCTTCAAACTTACAGGTGTCCTCGTTATAGCTAAGTGTTGATGCAACGCCGACTGAGCCGTTGTATCTGTTCTTCAAAACTCTTAAGGTAGATATATTTCTTTCAGTCTTTTTCTGTTGATCAGATTCTATACAAACTACCGAGTCGCTTAATTGCGCCACGGAATGTGACCCTCTCAAGCTAGCTAAACTAATACGACCTCCCTCCTCTGCTGACTTTGTATCACTACTACCTCTCCGTAAATGTGAAACTAAAAACAGTGTTATTCCAGTACGCTCTACAAGTGAGCGAAGGTCAGTCATGACTGTATCTATAAGTCTCCTTTCATCTTTTACATCTTTCAAACCACTCACTAATATAGACAAATGGTCCAAGAATATTATTTTGCAATCTAAACCGACTGCTAAATATTCAATCCTGTTATAAATTAAGTCAGATTGAAAGCTGCCAAAGCCGTCAAAGAGAAATAGATTCCAATTAGCAATGGTTTTGTTATACGCTTCCTCAAGCTCTTTCTTCTCATATTGTTTTAAGTGAAACGGTTTGCCTAAAGCACAAGACATTAAGCCTAATGCTGTTCGTCTGTTTGACTCCTCAAGACCCAAGATACCGACCCGTTCCCCTTGCTCCAACAAGTGAGTTGCAAGTTGACGACAGAAGGTCGTCTTTCCTCCGCCAGTGGCTCCAGTAAGCGTAATAAGTTGTTGAGCGTGGACCCCTCCCAACTTCTTATTGAGTCCTTCGATTTCATATTTATGT